CTGACAAAAGTTGGGTTAACCGTGGGGCCTCGTTGAACCCCAAGAATTTCTACGGGATTGGAACCATCACGGTATGTAATAAGCAAGTTTGCAGGAAAATAATACCAACTCGGAAGCTCATACTCACCAAAAGGACTAACGGCATAAAGCCGAAAAATACTTGGAAAGTTATACTGCCGCCGCACAACGCTATTGGGTGTAATTATTGGGCGGCTATTAAAGCTATCCGATCCCAATGTAATACCTACGGCAGAAATTCCGGGAATATACGCTTCAGGTTGCGGAATTTGCACTCCTGAAGAAGCGTTATACCGATAATAAAAGTCGGTTATACTGGTGTTTCTACGATCTACATACACCGGACCCGTTAGGTTAAACGTATAAGGTCCAGTTGCGCCAGTAACCCCGTTCATGCCCACATTTATGTAAATGTCTACTGTGGCTATGTTGTATGTGGCTGGACCCACCGTTGATGAGGAGCTCGCCACCAATTGCGCCACGGCCAGCGTAGCAAACACAAGCGTGTTTATATTGACAGTTGTACCGATGAGGTAACTGCTAAGAGCCATGTTTGTGGTTAAGTACAAATTTGTTAAATTAACAGTGCCTCCCGCAAGTCCAATAAGTGTCAATGCACCCGCGCCTGTACCACTCATGTGGGTGATTGTGTATGTTGGCGCAATCTTAAATGCTGAGTTTGTTGAGTAGTTCAGTATTGTGCTTGAGCCACTGTGCGTAAATAGCTGACCCAATGTGAGGGTGGTTACGTTTGCCACATACATAGTCAACACTGACGCAGCAGAAAACAGACCAAGCGTATGCGTGTTGGGGGCATTAAGGGTGAAAGACGTAATCGCATTATCCGGAGCGGGGACCGATCCGCAGTCAACAAAAAACTGACTTGCTGCGGTGGATGTAGAAGATGACCTAATAATGCTTTTTGCAGTTCCGTCCGTTACTTGCACACCGTCAGCTATCCAGCCATCCGTAATCGTTACGTTGTTAAAGCCATTGGCAGGCAAAAGCGTCATTGCGTTAGCTGTGGCACTTGGAGGGCAGTTTGCCACTGGCATTCTGCGTACGTTAATCGTTCCAGCCACCGTGGTTGGGATCGGCAAAACAGTGCCGCTTGTGGTGAGTGTGTTTGTACTTTTGCTGGTCACATATGTGAAAGAGTCGTAGTCCGGAAAATACAACATATCACCAACAACAAAATCCGCACCCAACCCTCCACCTGAACCAATGGTCACTTGGTTTGCGGCAGGACGCGTCGCCACATACGACGTTGCGGTAAGAAGACTGCTTAATAGCCGCGCAACGATTCGCAGTTCATCCCCCGCTGCAAAGCCAGTGCGTGTCCCGCTGTTAAACGACCAAGGAGACGCCCACGTTCCAGCGCCGTTTCCAGTGGTGTACGGATCAATGTAGTAAACGGCCATTGGCTACCTCAAAAGCAACAAGGCGGGGCCGCTACGCCCCGCAAATCAACCGGCAAGACTGAAGGTGTATGTCACGTTCAGTGTGTCGCCGCTGACCACGCTGCGGTCGCCGGGCGACTGGAAGTCGGCAGCCGAGAACAAGGTGCCTGTGGTGCCGCTCTTTGTGCTGTCGCTGATCAGGAACGCGCCGCCAACAGTGGACGTGGCGTTGATGCTGAACGAGGCAGGAGAGGCGCTGTTTGTGACCACCGAGGGGTTGGCCGTAGTGGCCGTGACAAACGTGGCTGCCGGGCGTGTGGAGTTGCTGTAAGGCACCACTTCAGTCCAGCCTGCGTGAGAGGAGGCAGTATCACCAGCGGCAGGGGTGTTTGATGCACCGGCGCCGTACAGGCCGATGTACCAGCTTGTGATCTGGGCAACAGAGGTCAGGGCTGTGCCAGCCATGTACTGCAGGCCGACGTTCACCACCAGGTTCTTGGACTCGGCTTCCCACTTCAGGTTGCCGTCTTTGTCCAAGCACTCAATGCGGAAACGACCTGTGGCCGATGCTTGCTCAGCGTGTTGAGTGCCAGCAATCAGACCGGTTTGCACGGCGTCAGCGGCTTTTGCGCGTTCGATGGACATGTTTGCTCCTTATGCAAAACGGATGATGGCAGCTGTCGCCGTATCGGCTGGGGCTTGCACTGTGAACTGGGTGGTTGCCGTTTTATCGGCACCGAAATCCAGGACGGCAACTGCCAGGTCGCCGTAGCCAGGATTATAGATTAGGGCTCCGCGCGCGGTAAAGCTCGCCGGGTCCCATGTGACGTTGTCAAAAGTCAAATACGCAGTGGTGCCGGACTGGGAAACCGTCACTCCGGTTAGCTCTTGGCCGCCAGCGGTGTACCCAGTTCCAACAACTTCGTTGCTTGTGCTGTACACCAGCGTCTCCGAGCCAAGATTGGCTTCTGACGTGTACAGCGCCATTTTGAGCGTGCCCTCTGCCAGGTACGACAGCGCCGCAAATTTGGACTGGGTTGTGAGTCCTTGGATGATTGGCATGTCAGTTCACCTGGATTCTGAGCTGGCCATCGCGATACGCATCCATGCGCTGCTTGCCGTCGCCCAGGTTCTTGAGGAGTGCAATTGCTTGCGTGTACATGTCTTGGTACAGCTTGACCATGTCGGCCTCGCCTTTCATGTAACGAATGGCTTCGACCAGAGCGCCGTTGAGCAGCGCGCTGTCAAAGTTGTCGCCCAACCATGTCTCACCAGCAGTGACAATTGACTCGGGGTAGTAGTAGTAGTGCAGCTCAGCAGCAAACGCGCCATTGGGCGTTGGACCAAGGATTAACGACAGCTCGTTCGTGACGGTTTCACCAGCAACAGTTGGGCCAAAGATGGCGTAGTGCTTTGGGAAGCCCGTATCGGTGGATTTTGGGTAAGCCTCACGAATGAAGTTCACGTCTTTGTTGAGCAGGTAATGGTATTCGCCATCATCATCAACAACAGCCAAAGAGTACGTGGACAGGAAGTCGCCTGGGCATGACAAATACTTGTTGCCCAGCGACGTTGTGCCTGTCACGTTCTTGCGCAGGTTTGAAATCTGCACCGTGTTGTAGATGCGCTGCTCGGCCTGCTTGGTGAAAAGCGCGTACTCGTCATCCGTGAAAGTGTTTTCACAGATGTCAGCAATGTTTTGCTTCAACTCGGTGTAGTTCATGCCCTACCTTACGCCATTGGGCCCCGGGCCATCACGCCTTTGGTGGCTGCACCCGTGCCGCGGATTTTGATGCCGCTGGTCTTTGTGGCTTCGTTGCCGGCAGATTTGCTGATGGCGCCAACAGACATGTCAACGGTGTCCAGCTTGCTTTGGTTTGCGCCTTTGCCAGGATTTTCCTGGGCGCGCACAGCTTTTCCAGACATGGTGTGAGGCTTGGCATAAACGCTGGCCGAGCCAACTTCCTTGCCACCCATTTTTTTGCTAAATGTTGCCATGATCAGCCTCGCTTTTGATTTGCGACTTTGGCCATGCCGCGGCCAAGTTTCATCATCTCTTCGTTGGTTTTGCCGCCGGCTTTGCCTTTGCCGCCGGATTCAATGCCAACGGATGGGCCGCTGTTGCCAAGGTTTTTGCCAGCTGTCTTGCCCTTTTTGGCAATGCCGTCAGCAGATTTTGTGAAAGCCATGTTCGACTCCTTAGTTTGTATCAACTGATACTGTACCAACATATCCAACTGACACCAAATTATTTGGAGTCAGCAACGCATCAAAATAGCTTGCTCCGCCAACCGGATTCCAGCCCCATTGAATCTGCCTGCTACCGCCGCCCAGGCTGCCGTCGGACAATGTTCCGGAGCTGATGTACGTGGTATCTCTGCGAGGGTTGCGCACGGCCTGCGGGTCATCCACAGGATACATGCCAAGCAGCAGCTGAGGGTGGTCTGGGTCCCAGCATTCTGGGCAAACCAACAACTGGTACTGCTTGGTCTTAATGATCTCCGTGCGCAACTTCCTCAGCTTAAATTGCTGACCGCAGCGATCGCATTCCGCGATGCTTTTTTTGCCGGATGCAAACCGATTGCCCATTACGTGCTGCCACCAATGAACATCTGGCGAGGCACAAACCGGACTGCGGCCTTCTCGCGATCTTCGCCAGCAGCAAGGTCAAACTGCTCATCGTATGTCTGCTTGAGCATCTGCATGCGAGGCATCAGTTCTGGCACTTTCATTGCAATGTAGTAAGCCAGGCCAGCAACCAGTGGCGGCAGGAAACGGAAGTTCATGTCGCCAGTCTGAACGCCGGACCCGGCATCTTGGATGCGACGCAGGCGCCAGTACACAAACTGGTACGTGGTCGTGTTGTCGGGGGTTGGCCAGACAGTGATTGCAGGCAGGTTCGGATTGATGATTGCATCAGCTGCCGAGTGGCTTGCCGCGGTGGTGTTGTTCTGGCCACGGAAACAGCCCTGCAGCGTGTTTCCTGTGATGTAGCCATAGTAGATGTCTTCTGCCCCGATGCGAACAAACCCGGCCGCAGCAAAGCCCTGTGTCGTGCTCAGCGTCAGTGTTGTGTCGCTGGCGGTGATCGACGAGGCCAATGTTGCGCCTGTTGGCGATGCAACACCAGACATGCGCTGAATCCAGACCTGGATTGGACGAGCCTGCTGGATTTTGTTTGGGATCGTGGCGTACGTAGAAACACTGATGCGTGTAATGTTCAAGTCAGCCTGGGTTGATGCCGTGTTGGCGCCGGTCCGGATGACGTGCTCCATCAGATCAATCGTGTCCAATGGCAGCGCGTACGTGTTGAGGCCAGGCGTCAATGTCATGGCGCCTTCTTCAATTGTCCACATGTTGATGCCGCGGTTTTGCCACTCGATCGTCATCAAGTTCATTGACCGACGAGCCGTCCGCAAATCGTAGCCAGTTCGCATCTCGCGGCCGGCACGCTCCCAGGCTTCCTCGGCAATCTCCGTGAAGTCCATGTCGAATGTAGTGGTGCCGGATGTGGTCATTTCTTGGCCGCCCTCATGTTGTCAATAAGGTTTGGGTATGGTCGGCCGGCAGCCTTGGCCATGGCCTTGGCGCTTGACTTTTTGGCAGGGCTGAGCTTTTTGGGCTGGCCCAACCCTTCGGGGCGAGCCTTGTCCCACACTTCACCACCTTCCGCGTAGCTGGTGAAGTCCGTGTTGTCACGGCGCGCGTGCATAACCCCGTTCTCCATGA